GTTAAAAACGAAACTTCAGAATACAACGGCAAAACATATGAAAACTTAAATGTTAAACGTTGGGAGAAAACAAAATTCTCTGAACTTGCACATAAATTTAAAACAGAAGATGGCGGAAATCCATTTGCAAGTGGACTAGAAGAAGATGAAACTGATTATCCGTTTTAATAATTAAGGAGGACTAACCTGTGTATGACAAAATACCATATGAACTAAAAGAATTAGATCATTGGTGTTGTTTCAAAATAGAAAAGGTTGATAATGGGCGTTTTACAAAACGTCCTTACAACCCTAATACAAATGAAATGGCAAAATCCAATGATGAATCTACATGGGTGAGTTTTGAAGATGCTGCAAGCCAATCACTTAATTATGATGGTATAGGTTTTTTCTTTAAAGCACCGTATGTAGGTATTGATTTAGACAAAGTAGAAAATGAAATTGAAGAATATCTTGAACAACCAGACACAGATAATATTATCGGAGAGTTTATAAATGTATTAGAAACTTATGCAGAGATTTCACCGTCGGGTAATGGTATTCATTTAATTACCAAAGGAGAATTACCGCCTAGAGGACGTAGACGAGGAAACGTTGAAATTTATGATGCTGGTAGATTCTTTACAATGACTGGCAAACACATCGGTGGATATAACGGTATTAATGAAGATGAGTACGGACAATTAAATTTCTTGCACAATAAATATATTGCTACCCATGAAAAAGAAACTAAGAAAATAAATACATCTAATGGTTTCGGAAATGATTTATCAGCTGAAAAAATTATTGATATAGCAAAAAAATCTAAAAACAGTTTAAGATTCACAACACTTTTTGAAGGTGATTGGACACAGTTTTATGATTCTCAATCGGAAGCCGACATGGCTTTAGCTAACGACTTAGCTTTTTGGACTGCAAGAGATCCACAAAAGATGGATGAGATATTCCGTAAATCTAATCTCTATCGCGAAAAATGGGACGAACAACGTGGTGATTACACTTACGGTGACATGACAATTAATAGAGCTGTCGAGAGTTGTCAAAATGAATTTATACCAGAAAATACAGATACAGATTTTCAGATATTTGTGATGGAAGAAGACGTTAAACCTGCAAAGAAAGATAAACGTTATTCATATGACGATACAGGAAACGCAGAACGCTTAAAAGATTTATTCGGTGAGAATATTCGTTTTAACTATACCTCTAACACATGGATGTATTATGACGGTAAACGTTGGAAACACGACGATACAGGACGTATGAAAATACTGGCAGATAAAGTTGTAGAGAATATGAAAAACGAAAAGTTATTTTTAGCTGACGGTATAGATCAAGAGGACATGGAAAAGTATCGATATAGACATTGGAAAGATTCACGTAATCATAATAAAATAGTAAACATGATGAAAGAATGTGAACACTTATTACCAGTAACCAATGAAACGTTTGATAACGATTTTAATCTATTCAATGTACAAAACGGATTTATTAATTTAATCAAAGGTCAATTATCCGAACATGAACGTAATAATTATTTTACTAAAATTTCGAACGTAGAGTACACAGACAAAGCCGATTGTCCTAAATGGGATGAATTCATTGATGACATATTCTTGGGCAATCAAGAGCTTGTAAAGTTCATACAAAGAGCAGTAGGTTATTCTCTCTCTGGCCATACATCAGAACAAGTACTATTTGTTTTATATGGTAATGGACGAAATGGTAAATCGGTATTCTTAGATATATTAAATGAAGTATTTGGTAACTATGCAACGAATATTCAACCACAGGCTATTATGGCAAGTAAGAATAATTCAGACGCCTCACCAGAAATAGCTAAATTAGATGGTGCTAGATTAGTAACTACCACAGAACCTAACGAAGGTGAACGTTTTGATGAAGGTTTACTTAAACAATTAACAGGTGGAGACAGAGTATCGGCACGTAAGTTATATGAAAACGAATTTGAATTTACACCACAGTTTAAGTTATGGATGGCAACTAACCACAAGCCATATGTAAGAGGGAGAGATGAAGGTATTTGGAGACGCTTTGTAATCATACCTTTTGATAAGCAAATACCAATTCATGAAATAGATCGTGACTTAACTAAAAAGTTAAAGAGAGAGTTACCTGCAATTATGCGTTGGTGTGTTGATGGATTCCTTGAATGGCAACGCATCGGATTATCGGAGCCTGCAATTATTAAAGAGCAGAGAGACGAGTATAGAACCGAAATGGATAGTATATCTGCATTTATTGAAGAATGTTGCGAGACTGATTATAAATTTAAAATTGCAGCAAGTGAATTATTTAGTGCTTATGATAATTGGGCTAAACGTAATAATCAACACAAAATGACAAATGTAAAATTCGCTGCTGAAATGTTGAAAAAATTTGAGAGAACAACAATAAAAGGTAAACGCTATTATAGAGGATTAAAAATAGCAGAAGATTCTCAATATAACCCAAATGTCATTCAATTAGATTTTAAATAGGTAGATAGATGTAGAGGGTTGGTAGATAGTTATTGGTTAAACCCTCTACCCTTATAAACGCTGTCATATCAATACTTATAGTATTTTTTCTTTTACTAGGTAGATAGAGTAGATAGTTATAAGAAAAGTATTATAAGAAAATAAATAATTATATATATAGAAAATAAGTTTCCGGCAAACCCTCTACCCCTAGAAAAATTTAACTTAAACCCTTGATATGACAACGATTTTGTAGGTTTTAAACCCTCTACCTTAACCCTCTACCCTTAATAGGAGGTACTAATGACTGAACAAGAAATTCAAAACAAAATCATATTAGAAGTTAATAAACTAGGTCATAGACTTTGGAGAGCGAATGCTGGAAAAGTACAGACGAAAGATAACAGAATAATCAAACTTTTTCCTAAAGGTTTTCCCGACACAGTAGGTTTTCGCAAAACAGATGGGAAGATAATATTTATCGAAGTTAAAACAGATAAAGGACGTTTAAGACCAGAACAAGAGAAGTTTAAAACTTTCATTGAAACACAACCCGTTTTGTACGGAGTAGCAAGGAATGTCGAAGATGCAATCAAAATTATAGAAGGTGATACCGCGTGGAAGAAACAATCACACTAAAACTTAAAGTGGAAATCGAACAAGAGGTAACAGTTCCAGTACCACCCAATTATGACTTAGACGATATAAAAGAACGTGAAGCAGATAAAGCAGCAGAAAAATATAAAAGCAATCCGGAATTACTAGGATTTGAAGAAATTAAATTTAGAGACGTAACAGACGTACAATTTAAAGATTACTAGGAGGAAATGAGAATGCAAAGAGTTAGAGATAAACATAATGAGGTTTGCTTTGAAATTGTAGATAAAGAGAAAAGTGCTTTAGTACCAGTTGAAGATTATAAAGAGGCTAAAGCATTAGGCATTCACAATAGAACAATAATTTCATATGCGAACGACAGCATAGCTGGATTAAGAAGATATATGGCAAATTGTGAACGCAAGGAAGGCATCGAACGTTTAGAACGTGAAGATCGTGAGCGTGAAGAACGTAAGCAACAATTAATGTTAGAGAAACAACGTAAAGAGGAACAGCGTCTGCGTAACATAGAGAACGCAAAAGTACGTAGTAAATGGTTCGAACATTTAGCAACTAACAACATATTCCCTAAAAAGGTGGCTAGATAGATGAAAATCAGAGACTTAGATAAAGGTAGATACATCATTGTGTACGACATGGGTAAGAGTGAGTATTCAGAAGGTATGACAGTTGTGGGCAAGGTAGTGGAGTTAGAGTATAACGAAGATGGTAAGAATACAGCAACTATCGAGTCTATGCCATTCCAACGCTATACCGTTACAGACGATAACTATTTCGATTACTGGAATGACTATATGGAAAATAAGACGGAGTATATAGGTATTAAACGCCAATCCAATGATGTACAACAACGTAAGCGTCACGACATGGTAAACAGTCCATCACACTATAACTACGGTGAGATAGAAGTGATAGGTTTTATAGAGCAGGTAACAAAACATTACAATCCTAACGTAGCTTATCACATTGGTAATGCGATTAAGTATCTTGCACGCAGCCCACACAAGAATGGTAAAGAGGATATAGCTAAAGCTAAATGGTATATCGAGCGTGCATTTGAGAATTGGGATGTGAAGTAGATGACACCTAACGACATACTACTAAGACACGCACCAACCATTGTTAAAACGTTACTACAACAAACAGATAGAAAATATAAACGTTTCCTAAAGTTTAGTAATACAAGCTATAACTCTGAAGTTGGCACAAGTCAATATTGGAAAGCTGTATCAGGTATGGAACAAACGCAGTTGGAGTTAGATCAATTAATTAGTGAATTAGCAGCAATGGATGAGTATACACGATGGAGTGAGAAGTTGCATCAAGATAGATATAAGTTTGTAGAGAAATACGATATAGCGATGGAGAAATACAAAGGAAAGCTGGTGGAGTAGATGAGTAAAGAAATTTCATGGCTCATTGCTTTCTGGCTAGTAGTTAATTTAATTACGTATATAGTTTTTACAATCGTATAAAGGAGTGATGGAGAGTGATTAATTATGAAATGGCGTTATCTGAAATTGAAATGTACAAAAAGGCACATGAAAGTTTAAGTGAAAATTTAACTCATGCTAATAAAAAAGCTCAACAATTTAAAACAGAACGAGACACATTAATAGATGACCTATCTTGGTATAAAGCAAAGGTTGACAGACTAGGACACGAAAACAAACGCCTAACACGTCTTACGCACAAACTGACAGCCCATCGTACCATGTGGGACCAGTTGAAAGATTGGCGTAGGGATATGTTAGAGGTTGATAAGAATGATACGCAGCTTATCGGTTTGGGATTGGTTATGGATGATTTGGAGAAACGGCATTTGTATAAGGAGCGTGATTAGATGATAAGAGAAGTAATTAAAAGTGTTACTGACACATTGGATATGAATCAGTGGAATGTAATATGGGTGGATAACAAAGGAAATTCACATAGTGAATGGTTTTATTATAAAAGTCGTGCTAGAGATTTCTATAAAAGGTTACCTTACGTGAATAAAAGAATGGAAAGAGCGTGATTAGATGGCGTATGAGTATGAAAGCGACATTCCAAAATTTTTAAAAGGTATAGAATCTGAACACCCACTTGACCTCAGTAAAGAAATTAAAGAGATTCAAGAAGTCTATCGCAAAGCTAGGGCGTTTGACCATATCAAATTAATCTACGATAAGAATATGAATGAAATGTCAATTAGTGATGCTGAATGTATTGAAATGATTGGGAATGAACTGGAGCGTGCAGACGATGAGTATTAAACTTAACGATTATATAAATGACGAAAACAGAAAACTTACACCAGAACAGGTTAGACAATTTTTAATAGATTATGGTTTTGACGATGCGTTAGAAAAGTTTGATGAGAAATTAAAAACTAGCAACTTACTAAGCGATTTGGAGGACGAGTAGATATGGCACATGTTTATGAGAATCATATGGGTGGAGTATATTTCTCGAAAGATTATGACGAGAGTTATTTGGATACATGCGAACAGTGTTTCGATAGTGACCAGTATTTAGAATTTGCATATAGCTTACCTCAATTAAAAGCTATGTTAAGAGAAGAATCTTATGCAGAAGACTACATTAATGAAAAGTGTAACGAATACATTAAATTCACGGAGGACAAATAAATGACTAACACATTACAAATCAAACTATTAAGCGACAACGCAACTAAACCTAAACGAGCAGATGATGAATCGGCAGGTTATGACATATACGCAGCAGAAACAGTGATACTTGAACCACAACAGAAAGCATTAATTGCTACTGATCTAGCAGTGAACATTCCTAAAGGCTATGTGGGATTATTAACAAGTAGAAGTGGTGTGAGTAGTAAGACACATCTTGTAGTTGAAACAGGGAAGATTGACGCAGGGTTTCAAGGTCATATGAAGATTAATGTTAAGAATGATAGTCAGGATTGGTACGGGACAAAGCATAGCGAAAGACTGTTAGATATTCAGAACGGAGAAATTATGGGAAGTGGTGGCTATGCTCCATACCAAATAGAATATCAAATCAGCAAAGGCGACCGACTAGCACAGTTAGTTATTGTACCAATATGGACACCAGAGTTAGTACCAGTTAAGGAGTTTAGCAATGAAACAGCAAGAGGAGAAAAAGGTTTTGGGTCAAGTGGAACAAGATAAGGATATACTAACGAAAGTTAAGGAAGTGTTACAGCGTGACTAATTACCTAATCAAACACACAACCCACACTACAGGCGAAACTTTCACAGACGTTACTAAAATACGTGATAACGAAACGTATCAAGTGGTTGAGGTAGAGAGTAAGGAAGAAGCGTTGGGGAAGGCAAATACTTATATGGAGGACAACCAAAGAAA